TATGTTGTGGGCAAATGCTTCAAGTGCAAGAAAGAGCGGATGTTTAAAAGCTTTACCAACGCTTAACTGTGCTTGCGGAGGTAAAGTAAAAGTTGCTGGTGCCGATATCTGCCGCATAGACCAGTGAGTCAATAAGGTCGTCGTGGTCGCTGTTCGGGAATGTCATCATTTCTCGCTCAAGGTCCTCTATTCCTGGAGCCCTGTTCCAGTGGAAAACCTTTCCAGCCTCGTACCTTGCGGCAAGCGCCCTGCTCCTTGTGACCTTATCTCGCTCTGGTCTAACGCCAGTTATCGGAAGTCTAGTGTCTGAAAGAAGCTCATTCACAAATGTGCTTTGATGCTGCACTGCTTCAATGTTAATTGTCTCGTAAAACCTTGGTGAATCACTAAGGTACTCCTCATCTTTAGAGGTTGGACAGGTGTTTGCTGGCCAAAGCAAGCGTGGACCATCTGGGTACACCTGGTTGCCAGATCTATCAACGCCAAGAAGCCAATCTCGGTGCCGCTCGTCAAGGCGCTCTCGCCAAACGCCAGTTACATAAATATTGTGCCGGTCGTCCTCTAGTATCTCTACGCAGGCCGTATAGTCGGCTCTGTCTGATGTGGAAGATGCAAGGTCAACACCGATCCTGCGGCGCGTTCCAGGTGGAAGATCGTCAATTCTCCGTATGTATTCCCCGCGAAAAATGTTGCCACCCATTGAAGTAACGTCGTTTTGATACTGAAGCATGAAGATCGGCGTTCCAAGCTGCTTTTTCTTTTCTAGAAGGTCGTCAAGCTTGTACACATCTGGCCAAAGTGGAGTTCCATCCTCTTGGATTGCCCTTCTGACATATGTGGGCAAGCCCTTCTTTTGCAGCTCGGCGTAGAAGTCCCCTTCGTGCCACCGTGTTCCTAGATACCACTTAACGCCGCCCGGGGTAACCATTGGGTCTACCACCTGCCAGTATGTTTCGCTTGCCTTTTGACGCTGGTAGGAAGATTGGTTTTCTGCCATGCCGACCACGTCGTCAGCAAGGAGGATGTCAAGTCGAGCGCCTGGTTTAATTGACCGCATTCCGTCTGCGAAGCAGGTCGAGTCCTTGCCGTGGTAAACGCCCTTTACGGTCCAAACTTCGTCTGTCCACTTGCTGCCAACAACTCCGTCTTGCGCCCACGGGAATACCTCAGCAAACCTTGGGTGCTCTACAAGATTTTTAATTGCACGGGAGCGGCTAAATGCGTCAGCCATGACGTTGGTAAGAACACCAAGGCGTGTCTTGCCTCGGGTCTTTCCGACCAGCCGCGCAGCGCGATGAATAAGGTGGGTTGTCTTGGCGTGACCACGAGGCATTAGGACCAGCGCCGTGCGGTTTTGATTAAGGAATCGCTCGGACTCTCTTAGGTGTCGAGGGAAAACCAGCCCGGACATGTACTCGGCAAACGCCGCGTCACTGTCCTGTGCCTTCCTCCGCAGCCACTCGAGGTAGTCCTTGAGTGTTTGCTGAGAGTTCCTTTTTATAATCGTCGGAAGCTGTGTCTCGCTCAATTTGCTCCTCTTCAAGTGCCGAAGCCCATCCCTTTAGCCTGGTGGCCAATTCTGCGGGACTCAACTCAGCAAGTTCATTATTGACGACCGACATTGCCACACTCTGGTTAATGTTGATCTCTTTCTGTTCTGGCATATTAGCACCAGTTAGCTTGGCAATTCGCTCAAAAACGTCTAGTTGGAGCCTTAAATAGGCTATTTCCATGCTATCTCCGCGTGATTTAGCAGCTCCAGCAGCGGCAAATTTGCCAATCATGCCAATCTTTTGAATCAATTCAAGGCGCGTTTCAGTAGTGTCAATGCCGTCTTTAGCCCATTCTTTTCGGATTACGGAAACATGCTTCCGAACCGTATCTGGGCTAAGCTCAACCGCCTTGGCAATATCGCTAACGGGCACGCCAGAAAGAAAGAGCGATTTAATCTTTTCCCGCAATGTGTTAACCTGTCCAGCAGGTAGTCTTCCGGCTTTTCCCATAATTGCATCATAGCATACTGGAGAGGAAACACAATGTCGCAAATCATTGCCAACATCCCAACGGTTTCTTGTTACGTTCGAAGAGAATATCTTCGCGACCTCCAAGACGGTCATGGGGAATTTACTCCGTGCTACTGGGTGACAGTTAAGGCGCCTCGGCATCGGGCCTTGTACGTTGAGGCTTTCCTACCAGAATACGGCGCGCTTTATGACAAGCTCCCGATTAGCGCATTTGTTCAATCCCCAGAAACCCCAAAGGAAGACTTGCCGCTTGGCTTGCTTCAGATGTGGGACGCCAATTCCTCTGGGCTTGTAGTTATTGAAAAAACACTATTAAAGCACATGCCGTGCAAGTACCGAGACCAGCACGGGGTGTGGCATAAGGGCACTTATATGTTTACCGTAGATATGGTCCAGCCAGAGCCGAATGAGCTTGACACTGACTGGGCAGCCTTGCCAGCGGAGCACAAGTCGTTTAACTTCCTTCGGCTGGATAACGGTCAATTTGCAGCCCAACCAAATAACAGAATTATTTGGATGGATGAATCCACCGTGTCTAAGAACCCAAAGATCCCAGACTTTAAAGTAAGCACTCAGCTTTACACGGCAGAGGGTGACCGTTTTGGCGGCCTAGGGGACCTGGACTCATGGAGCTATGATCAAAAGATAGAACCAGAAAGTCTTGTGCGGAGTACCAAAAAGAAGTAAAGTCCGACCATGGCACAAATTACCTATGACATTTCTGCTGACCAAGGGACCGACTATGCGGTTACCTTTACTTATCGCGACTCAAACAATGCCTTAGTCAACCTGACTGGCGCAACGGCACGGATGCAAGTCCGCCGGTTTGTGGAGTCGTCATACCCGTTTCTTACAATACCTAGCGGAAATGGCATTACCCTCGGGGGCGCGGCTGGAACAATTGCGCTGGTCATTTCTGCAGCATCGCTATCAGCAATACCTGCTGGAGCATATAAATATGATATTGAAATAATAACATCTAGCTCAACTGTTGTTAAACTTATTGCTGGAAACTTTATATTGAATGGTGAGGTTACGCGATGAGCATTGAGGTAACAGAAGTAGTTAACAGGATAACAGTTACTGCTCCATCCCCAAACAGCGTTACAACATCTGCAACTTCTGCGGCCGGACCGTCGCATGCAACATACACCCACACACAAAGCTCCGCATCTGCAACTTGGACTATTAATCACAATTTGAATTGTTTTCCATCGGTCACCATTGTAGATAGCGCAGGCAGTGTGGTAATTGGCGATGTCTCGTACACTAACGCAAACACCCTTGTAGTGACATTTGTCGCTGCCTTTGGCGGCAAAGCCTACCTAAACTAAGGAGAGAAAAGTGGCAAAGTTTCTTACTAATTTAGATCTTCAGAAAAATGAGCTGCAGAACGCCGCGATCCAGAACCTCGCTACCGATCCAGCATCACCAGTTCAGGGGCAGATTTACTACAACACCGTCTCTGATGCAATCAAGGTATACGATGGCGCAGCGTGGGTAACGCTCTCGACCGGCTCAGGAACCGTTACTGCGGTTACTGGCACTGGTGCAATCTCTTCGACCGGCGGAACAACCCCAGAAATCAGCATTGCTGACGCAACAACCTCTGTTAAGGGTGCTGTTCAGTTGGAGGATTCAACCTCCAGCACTTCAACATCAAAGGCCGCTACCCCAGCGTCCGTCAAGTCTGCCTACGATCTTGCTAGCGGCAAGGCAAACCCTTCAGACACGACGTTCATTGGTACCACGAGCGTTGCGCTTAACCGAACCTCGGCAAACCTTGCCCTTACGGGTATCTCAAGCATTGCGCTTCCTGGTTCGTCAACTGGAACAACTACTCTCCAGCCAGCCGCTTCGGCAGGCGGAACGGTTACGCTTCCAGCAACAACAGGAACGCTTGCACTTACTTCTGACATCCCTTCGCTTACTGGCTATGTAACCGAAAGCGGCTCACAGACCCTTACCAACAAGACGCTTACATCGCCAATCGTTGACGGCAGCGGTGTTGTCTTTGAGGGCGCGACGGCCGACGACTATGAGACAACCCTTACGGTCACAGACCCAACCGCAGACCGAACGATTACCCTTCCAAACGCTACTGGTACGGTTGCGCTTACTGAGAACAAGCTAAGCGTGTTTGCTGCGACATCGTCCAGCGAACTTGCTGGAGTCATCTCTGACGAGACCGGCACTGGCGCGCTGGTCTTCGCAAACACTCCAACCCTTGTTACGCCAAACATTGGCGAAGCAACTGGTACGAGTCTTACGCTTTCTGGCGACCTTACGGTCAACGGAACGACCACGACGATTAATTCAACAACTCTTACGGTTGACGACAAGAACATTGAGCTTGGCTCTACCGTAAGCCCAACGGATGCTGGCGCTGATGGCGGCGGTATTACCCTTAAGGGGGCAACCGATAAAACCATTAACTGGGTTGATGCCACCGATGCATGGACCCTTTCTGAGCATGTAAACATTGCCAACGGCAAGGTATACAGGATTGATGGCACAGAAGTCCTTAGCGGGACCACGCTTGGATCAGGGGTTACTGGCTCAAGCCTGACCTCGGTTGGCACAATTACCACCGGCGTGTGGAACGGCACGGCAATTAGCGCAACTTACGGCGGAGCGCTTCGTTACAACACAAGCGCAACCTGGACCGCAGGCGAAGCAAAGACCATTACTCACAGTCTCGGGACCAAGGCCGTACAGGTTTCCCTGTATGACTCCTCGGATGCCCAGGTGTTTGCCGATGTTGTTACCGCAACAAACGATACGTTAACGGTCACCATTAGCCTCGCAGGAACTTACCGAGTCGTTGTAAACGGGTAATAGTCAATTAAGTAAATACCCCCTGTTGCAAATACGGCAGCGGGGGGTATACTGTTGCTATGCCTAAATTCGTCAACACCCTTAAGCAAGCCGAACTGGAGTCAGACCCCACTGCGGTCGAGGGCACCCTTTATTACAACAGTTTCACCAACGAGCTAAAGGTAAGGGGTCCTTCTTCCTGGAGCGTTCTTGGTGAGGCAACAACTACCGAGATGCCTACTGGATCAGTCATAACCTGGGTTGGCTCCCCCTCCTCCCCGCCAACTGGTTGGCTCTTGTGCGACGGCGCTGCCGTTTCTCGATCTACCTACGCAGACCTTTTCGCCATTACCAGCACATATTTTGGCGTCGGTGACGGAACAACTACATTTAACCTTCCTGACTTCAGGGGACTTAGCCTTGTCGGCGCGGTATCCGCAAATCTTGGAGCTGCAGTTGGTAATACCGATGGCGGAAAAGTGTGGACATACGGGTCTGCTGATCCGTTTACTGCACTTACGCATACGAACGGTGGGTCGGGGCATACGCACACGTTTACCGACGACTCGCAGGGTGGGCATACGCACGCAACAAACCACACAACAACCGCCACGTACTCCAGTCAAACTGCGGATGGGGGGCACACGCACACGTATGTCGCCACCGCCGTAAGTAATGGTCATCTTCACGGCGTAGGTAACCTTGGGGCATCTTCGGGAACAATTTCTGTACGCACAACGGATGCTGGCGATGCTGCCGCAACGAGCCACACGCACACAGTGGCCTCCTCTACATCGGCGGGCTCCCATACCCACACCGTAACTGAATCGGTTACCACAAGCGCCGACCACAGCCACACGTACACCGGAACCGTGCCTTCGTATACCAACACATCCGGTGCAGTCCCATCCCACACTCACGGCGGCACAATGGCAGCAGATGAAACAGCACAGCATAATCACAGCGACCACTCTGCCAATAGGGCAAGAGTTTGGTATTTGGTGAAGTCATGACAAAGATTCTTTCCAGCATCAAATTGCCAGTTGCCACGCAGGCAAATGTTGAGACCGCATATTCTGGCGCTGGGTTGATTTATTACGACAGCGTTAATGCCGTCATTCGCGTACATGACGGAACCGCCTGGTCGTCACTCGGCGGGTCATCGTCAATTGATATGCCAATTGGTTCTATTCAGCCGTGGCTTGGCGCATCAACCCCCTCTGGCTGGCTTGTGTGCACGGGTCAGGCAGTTTCAAGGTCAACGTACTCTGGTCTTTTTTCCGTAATTTCTACAAGGTTCGGAACGGGGGACGGCTCAACAACGTTTAACGTTCCAGACCTGCAGGGTTATCAAGTCGTTGGGGCGGCAGGGCTTGATCTGCTTGGCAACGTTGACAACACAGCGACATTCCGTCAGGGGTCTGTGGATGCGCACTCGGTAGCGGCGCATATTGGCGATGCAGCATCACACTCCCACTCATTAACCTACACGGCGTTCACGGAACTAGAGCATACCTACTCGCACACCCACACCGCAACCGCATCTGATGGAACAATTACTTTTGCGGGTCACACTTTTTCTGATACATCAAACTCAGGGCAATTTCACGAGCACACTGCATCTGTTGCTTCTGGTGCCAGTTTCCCCCTCCCCGCAACTGGCGGATTGCGCGCGTCAGCCGGTCACACCCACGCCGCC